TGTTAACTCGTACGATGAAGTTATCTTGATGTTTGATGAAGATGAACCGGGACGAGATGCAGCTAAGAAAGTTGCCGAGGCATTGCCTCCGGGTAAATGCAAGATTGCTAGCTTGCCGTTCAACGATCCTAACGATTGTCTGCTGGCAGGCAAGGGCAAAGAGGTAATGAATGCTATGTGGAATGCACAGCACTACAGCCCAGACGAGATCTTGCACATCTCTAATATTAATCTTAATGAAGATACTGAACAGAGTGTATTCTCTTACCCTTGGGGTAACATGAACAAGTTCTTGATTGGTCAACGATCAGGAGAAATTACTCTCTGGACATCGGGTACTGGCTCAGGTAAGTCTACTATCATTCGTGAAATCATTTGGGATCATCTCAAACGAGGACGCAAGTGCGGTGCTATCATGCTAGAAGAGTCACCCAAAGAAACTATTGAAGATATTATCTCTTTAATTATCAACAAACCTGTTCGATCTATCCGTGCAGAACGTTTGATGCACAAGCTAATGGAATCAGAGGGACAGAGTGTATTGTCTACAAATGAGATTGACACATTCAATGATGCAGAGTATCATGATGCCTTGGGTAAACTTAGCAAGACTGGCTTCTACATCTACGACCACCTTGGTAACAACGGTGTAGAGAATCTTGTGCAACGCTTGGAGTTCATGGCTGTATCTTTGGGCGTAGAAGTTATTGTGCTTGACCACATTACTGCTGCTGCTACAGGTATGCTTGGGTCTATGAACGATAACGAACGACTGTTGATTGACAGTCTTATGAAAGAGTTGCGATCACTTGTGTCACGCACTGGCGTACACATTCACATCGTGTCTCAGCTTGTTAAGAATGGCAAGGCATTTGAAGAAGGCGAACGTATTACCATGCAGGATCTTAGAGGCTCAGGCTCTCTTGCTTCTGTACCTAATACTGTTATCGCATTGGAGCGTAACCGACAAGACCCAGACGAGGTGGTTAAGAATACAACTACAGTTCGTGTTCTGAAGAACCGTTTGACTGGCAAGTGCGGCGTAGCTTCAGCTCTCTACTACAACCACAACTGCGGTAGATTGGAGGAAGTCGAGTATCAGGAGTCTGATGCAGGCAATGTAACGTTTAACTAATAGGAGGAAGAGTCTCATGAACCGACTCGTACTAGACATTGAAGCCAACGGCTTGAACGAAATTAATCTAAATACAAAAGGCAATGTGATACCTGAGGTAACTCAGGTTCACTGCCTTGTTATTAAGGACGTAGATACAAATGAAATTAAAACTTATACTGGTATGGATATTAGATCTGGTGTTGATGTGTTGCGCAATGCCGACTGTCTTATTGGCCATAACATTACGATATATGACATCCCTGTGCTCGAAAGGTTCTACGGTCCTATTCACACTGAGCAACAAGATACTCTCATTATCTCCCGAATGATGTACCCTGAACGGGGTGATCATCCTTTGGGTGGTAACTCGCTTGAGTGTTGGGGTAAACATCTTGGTTGTCACAAACAAGACTATCAAGGAGGATGGGAAGAATACTCAGACGAGATGCTAGAGTATTGTATTCAAGATGTAGAAGTGTCTCACAAAATCTGGGAGGCACAGCAGGAGTTTATTAATGCAAATCCCAAATCTGTTTGGCTTGAGCAACAAGTTACAAGAATTATTTCTAATCAAATTGCTAATGGCTTTTGCTTTGACATTGATGCTGCATACGATTTGGAAGAAGAGTTGCAGTACAATAAGATTTCTATTGAGGATGAAATGAGACAATCATTTCCACCTATCACTGAAGAACGCTGGTCCGAGAAAACAGGACGGCGACTCAAGGATAAGGTAACAGTCTTCAACCCGGGTTCCCGCAAGCAAATTGCGGAGCGGCTTAGTGCCAAGTATGGTTGGGTGCCCCCATTGACCGACAAGGGTAATCCAAAGGTTGACGAAGCTGTGCTTAGAGAACTCAAGTATCCAGAAGCACAGGTACTTATCAAGTACTTTGATACTATCAAGCTACAGGGTCAAGTATCTGACTGGATTAAGCGGGCTTACCATAGCCGTGATGGTAAGATTCACGGCATGGTAAACCCACAGGGTACGGTGACTGGTCGTATGACTGCATCACAGCCCAACCTGCAACAGGTGTCAGGAGACAAGAGAGCACGAGCATTGTTCAAACCTTCCGCTGGTAATGTACAAGTCGGTATTGATGCTAGTGGTCTTGAGGCACGCATGCTTGCATCCCGTATGGCTAAGTATGATCAGGGAGCGTATGCTAAGATTATCTTGGAGGGAGACATTCACTCTGAGAACCAACATGCTGCTGGACTGCCAACAAGAAACGATGCTAAGACTTTCTTCTATGGTTTTTTGTATGGTGCAGGTAATGAAAAGATTGGCAAGATTATTGGCAAGAATGCTAATGCTGGTGCTGCTCTTAAGAAAAAGTTCTTGACTCGTCTGCCAGCTTTGAAGAAAGTTATTGATGATGTCAAGGCACATGTAGATCGTACCGGTAAAGTGAAACTGCTTGACGGTAGACTTGTACCATGTCGATCACAACATGCTGCACTAAATGTGCAACTACAAGGTGATGGTGCTATTGTTATGAAGGTAGCACAGGTTCTTCTTGAACGCAAGATTAAAGACATGCCTGTTAAGTTTATGGCTACAGTACATGACGAGTGGCAGTTGGAATGTCCGGCAGAGATTGCAGAAGAGGTAGGCAAGCTTGGTGTACAAGCTCTACTTGAGGCGGGCGAAAAGTTAGATTGTAAGATGCCCATTGATGGTGAGTATCAAATCGGAAAGGACTGGTCAGAATGTCACTGATTAGTGTAGACTTTTATGAATTCAAAGATGATCCAGTGGCTAATCTGGTTTGGCTTACGACTAAGCCTTTGTTTAGAAAAACACCGTATAAAATTAGCCATTGCAATCTTGTATTAGAATTTGGTGGTAACAAATATACTGTAGTAACAAGCGACAAGTTCCCAGCTAGAGTATGTGATAGAGATAAATTTAATGAATTGTATGAGCCACCTGTATACAGTCATGTGTTTGGTGAAACTAATCTTACTTACAGTACATTGAACAAACTGGTTACTGGTTACCAAGGTAGTATTTTACAAACTGCATGGTGGCGTTGTACTGGTTACTATTTTGGCTGGAAGCCTAAGCTGTGTACTATTCTTACACAAGAGATTTTACGAAGCAGTGGATATATGGTACAATATAATCATAAACCTATTGAATTTTACGAGGAGTTAAAGAATGAAAACTATTATGTTCTCAGGCAAAGCAAGGGTTGGGAAGACCCATGCTGCGAATCTGATTGCAGAGCTCGCATTTGCGGACGGTCTGAGGCCAGTATTTCTGCCCTTCGCAAAGCCTATCAAAGATAGAGCTAAGTCTGAAGGTTATACCAAAGAAGATAATCCTCAGGAGTATAGATCTTATTGTCAGTTAATGGGAGAGACTGCTCGCAATATTGATCCTGATCATTGGATTAAAGCTTGGCAAAAAGAATATGAATCTTATCAAGAGAAAGAGTTAAGTCTTATCAAGGAAGATAAAAAACATTGGGAGCATCTTATTATTGTAGATGACTGTCGTTATTTAAATGAGATTGCATTATGTAAGGAACTAGATGCACATCTTTGTTTTGTAGCACATGGTCCTCGTGTATTAGAGGATCATCATGGAGATTGGAGAAATCATGAATCTGAAGAATGGGCTAATGAAGTTGAGGTCAATGGTCAAGATTATGATGTGGAACATTGGATCGAAAATCATAATGGCATCAAGACGTATGAAAGGATGATTCGAGAAGTTTATTATCAAGTCAGTAAGACTGAGGCTGTCTCTATTTCTAATATGAAAAAGAATATTAAAAAGTTATTGGATATGTTAGACGATGAAGAAACCGAAGACAGCAGTAATTGACGGAGATATCCTAGTATATCGTGCATCATTCTGGGCAGACATGGAAGGCATTGATGAGCTTCCTGTTCGTCTTAAGCATGATGTAAAAAAGTGGACACCACGGGGCTGCAAGCCTATTGTAGCCCTGTCCTGTCCCCGTAAACAAAACTTCAGGCGTAGAGTCTGGTCAGAGTACAAGGCTCATCGTGATGATACCAATCAACCTGATAGTATTAACTATGCTATCGAGATTGTGGTCGATGACTTTGATATTGTTAAGTATCCTCAGCTAGAGGCTGATGATATCATGGGTATTGAAGCATCGGCTGGCAATGCTATTGCTGTAACTATTGACAAGGATCTCCGCTGTGTCCCCGGCTGGCACTGGAATCCTGATAAAGAAAAGAAACCTATCTGTGTATCCGAAGAGGACGCAGATAGGTTTTTTTATGAGCAGTGGATGACTGGAGATACTACCGATAATATACCCGGACTGTGGAAAGTAGGGCCTAAGAAGGCTCAAAGGTTCTTAGATAATACTCCTAAGGAAGATTGGGTAAAAGAGATCCTAGAGATGTATCGTGTCGAAGAGAGGCCAGAGCATAAGGGTCGAGCAGGTCTAGATCCTATAAGATTTGGTAAAGCAATGGCTTGGTGTGTTCGTATTCTTCGTGATGGAGAGTATGATAAGTCTGGTCAGCTCATCAACTTATGGAACTTTGGGTATAAAGGAGACAAGAATGGATTCCAAATGTTCTAATTGTGGTGCTACTAGCATGGTTCAAGCGGGCGTGTGTTCTGTGTGTACTAATTGTGGTTCAACTAGTGGTTGTTCCTAATGTATTTTGAGAAATTGACAAGATGTAACTCCTGTGGTCGTTTGACTACAGGAGTTTATGTTCATGGACATACACAATGTTCATGGTGTAAGGTAAATATAGAACCCTGTTGTCAGGGTCAGGAGAATATTCATGCCGTATGTAAAAGAAACGATCCTCAACAAGGCTCAGCAAGCAGTAAAGCTGACCGATGCTGAATTATCTATTGTTATTGGACATTTGCTTGAACAAAATGAACAGCGTTTATTAGAAATTGAGGAGTTAAAGAATGAAGTCAAAGAGCTTTCCGCCAATCGACAACCTCGTGCCAAAACTGTTAAGCGAAATGTACCCGCCACTGGAGTATCAGGAGAAGGTAACTCGTGAGGAGTGGGCTTTTCGTGGTGGGCAACGAGATATTATTAGAAAATTAGAAACAATTATTAAACAGCAAGAGAAAGGGGGCCGCTAATGCAATTTCCATTTGGTAATCCAATGACACCCGAAGAGCAAGCTGCTAGGCAGGCTCAGCTAGACAGGGGCCGAGAGTTATATGAAAGTAACTTTGGCGATGGCGCAGGTTATGGTGCTATTTACCGAAGACAAGCAGGTATGCTTGAGTTTAGTGATGAAGACCAAGCTGCTTTAAGGGCTTATAATAAATCTCAAGAG